GGTACATATGAGTTGACAAGGGCCAGTTCTTATGGCCCCGGGACCGAGTATCTTTGTAGATCAAAGTATTACGGTATGCCCGGCGTTTCTTTTGCGCTTCCAACTCTTGCAGACGGCAGTGCCGCATTAGACATGGCAAAACGTCGGTTTGTATCAAAAGCAAAGCAGAAGCTAAACCCTATTCAAATGGGTGTAGTCGCTGGCGAGCTGATGAAGACGTTGCATATGGTTAGACATCCACTTATGACTTTTCGCAAAGGATTAGACACTTATCACTACAAGCTAATGAAAGCAAGTAGGAGTGGAAGATTCCGCGGGTTATCTCGTGAAGAGGTTTTCCGCAAGCGGAAGGAAATGGTGACTGGCGCTTACCTTGAGGCCACTTATGGTTGGCAACCGTTGGTTGCTGACGTGCAAGGTGGTCTTAAAGCCCTCGAAATCTATCGCGAAAACAATCCCTTTGAAATTGCTAGGGTGCGTGCGAAAGGAAAGGACCTGAAAAGGTATCACGAGGTGTTAACCGTTCTACAGGCGGGGGGACAAATCGTTCTCACGACGGACTTCATTTGTGAAAGTTCCGTATCTGTATGGTTAACAGGAGGCGTTAAGGTATGGACGGATGGCAGTACTGAACCATGGCATAGGGTCCTTGGGATGGAACTCAAGAACTTTGTGCCTACCGTTTGGGAATTGCTTCCATACTCTTTTCTAATAGACTACTTCACTAACGTGGGTAGTATCATAGATGCCAACTCGATCCTTAGTGGCCGCATTGCGTGGCTCTGTAAAACAACTAAGACCGTTAGGGGGAGGCAACTCGCTTCTCAAAAATGTGCTCCTACAGCTTCGTTTACGAATCTGTTGAGCTCGAGTTGTTCGCCGTGCAGGTTCGCTTGGCGTAAGGTGGATGTTGTCCGTACCGGACTTGAGAGCTTTGTTCCTGATTTCAGGGTTCGGCTTCCAGGTTTTGGTACGGTACAGGCCTTAAATATCGGTGCTCTTGCATTACAAGCAGCCGGTGCTAGGCGGTTCAAGAAAACCCCGCTCATTATTATGTGAGCTTTAAGTGACACCAAAAGGTGTCTTATTAGGAGTGTCATTATGACAATTTCTGTAAGCAGTCCAGTTACCGGAAGTGCGCAGACGGGCTTTACTGCCCCGACGTACACTCTGGTCACCGGCACGGCTCCGGAGCTAAACCAAAAGCAATGGGATGTTTCCGCACTTGGCGGCACCCAGGCTGGCGTTGTAGCTTCGTCCGTGTCATTGCCCTTCACTGTGACGGTTAGTAGGCCCAAGGTTCTGAAAACCCTTGGTACGCCCAACCCTGTCACTGGCGTCGTAAGTAACATTCCGCGTAACGTGTACGGAGTTCTCACCCGAAAGGGTGTTCAGGTGATGACGGGTGGTGTGACACCACCCGTTCCGATGATCATTCGTACGACCATCGAAGTCCCTGCAGGTGCCGACACAGTCGACCCCTCAAACGTACGCGCGGCGTTGTCGCTTCACATCGGTACCCTCAGCCAAGTTTCGGCCGGGGCCGGTGACACTACCATATCGGGCACTTTCTAGTGATCCCGGTTCTTAGTGATGCGACTGTAACGCTGACCATCAAAGCTATCCTAGTAGCCTATCTGCTTTGCAGTGGGGTACATGGGTGCATCGAAGGTCTGCAACTCGTAAAAGAGGAGCAGGCCTTTGTAGGCCATTCAGGGCCTTTTGGCGGTCCAACGGACCTTATCGTTCCTTCTAG